TGGAGATGCGTAAGCCAACAGGTGACCAAAATATGCGTTGCCTGAATCTACACCATGCCATCAATATTCCTGATACATTTATGCAAATTATTGAAAAATGTATGCTTGATCCAGAAGCAGATGATTTTTGGGAATTAAAAGATCCACATAGTGGAGAAATAAGAGAAGTTGTTTCTGCTCGTGCGTTGTGGCAACAAATTTTAGAACTACGTATGATGACTGGTGAACCATATCTCCATTTTATCGATACTTCTAATCGTCAATTGCCTCAGTGGTTAAAAGAAAAAGGATTGCGCATCAATCAATCCAATCTTTGTTCAGAAATTATTTTACCAACAAACGAAGAAAGAACTGCTGTTTGCTGTTTATCTTCATTAAACTTGGAGTATCATGATGAGTGGAAAGATGACCCATTATTTCTCAGAGACGTTGCCGAAATGCTTGATAATGTCCTTCAGTATTTCATTGACAATGCTCCTGATGTTATCAGTCGTGCAAAGTATAGTGCAGCCAGAGAGCGTTCTATTGGTATCGGTGCTCTTGGGTACCATGCTTATTTACAAAGGAACAACATTCCTTGGGAATCTGCTATGGCAGTCGGAAGAAACATAAAAATATTTAAAAGTATTAGAGAGGGGTTAGATCGTGCGAATAAAGAACTGGGATTGGAGCGTGGCGAAGCTCCTGATGCTAACGGCACTGGTAATCGTTTTAGTCATCTTATGGCTATTGCTCCCAATGCTTCTTCTTCCATTCTCATGGGCAATACTAGTCCTTCTATTGAACCTTTCCGTGCTAATGCTTATCGTCAAGATACTCTTAGTGGTTCTTCGTTAAATAAAAACAAATATCTTGACAAAATTATTCAGGAGAAATGCGATAATGACATCACTGCAACCTTGGACTATAACGAAATCTGGTCAAGCATTATTGCGAATGATGGTTCCGTCCAACACTTGGAAATTCTGGATGAATGGACAAAAGACGTATTTAAAACAAGTATGGAAATCGATCAGCGTTGGCTCGTTCAACATGCAGCCGATCGACAAGAATATATTGACCAAGCCCAATCTCTCAATTTATTCTTCAGACCCGATGCGAATGTTAAATACATCCACGCAGTACACTTTCAAGCATGGAAAGAAGGATTAAAAACTTTATATTACTGTCGCAGTGAAAAGATTGGCAAAGCAGATAAAGTCGCAAAGAAGATCGAACGACAAGTTATTGAAGAAATCGATCTTAAAGCATTGGCCGAAGGAAACGAATGTTTAGCATGTGAGGGATAAACGATGAATTATGATGATTTAAATATAGATTATGATGAATTACATCAATGGACAAAAAAATATATAGAAGAAAAATGTTTGATAAGAAATAGATGGATGCCTGGAAAAATTCCAGGAACATCATATACATGGATTTTTTATTTAAGAAATGGTTTGTTTAACCATGAATTTTTATCTGCCGTATCGCAAATGTATCTATATAAAATAAAACAAGAAGTTGGACATTTTGATTTTCAAATAGCAGGATTAGAAACAGGATCAACACCATTATTGGCAGGCATACCATTGATAAGTAGAGTTTTTAACTTAGATATAAATTCGTTTTCAATTAGAAAAGAACAAAAAACATATGGTCTTTTAAATTGGATAGAAGGTATACCAAATGAAAAACCTGTTATGTTAATAGATGATTTATGTAATTCCTCAATGTCGATGAAGCAAGGTTATGATATTCTAAGAAAAGAAAATATTAATGTGTTTAATTATGCGTTTACTTTAGTCAACAAAGTCAATAAAAATATACACAAAGAAATAAGAACCAGAACAGATATGTATTTGCCTGAAAATATAAAAATGTTATATCTTTTTGATTTAGATGATTTTAATTTGTATAACCCCTCACACTAAACTTAGAAGAATAAAAATGATCAAAAAAACAAAATTAAAATTAACCGATGAACGTAGTTCGTTTAAACCATTTCAATATCCATGGGCATACGATGCTTGGTTAAAACATGAACAAGCACATTGGTTACATACAGAAGTGCCAATGTTGGAGGATGTAAAAGATTGGAAAAAGAAACTAACAAAAGAAGAAAAACATTTTCTTACAAACATCCTGCGCTTCTTTGTTCAAGGAGATGTGGATGTTGCGGGAGGTTACGTAACAAACTATCTTCCTTACTTCAAACAACCAGAAGTGAGAATGATGTTGCTGGGATTCGCAGCAAGAGAAGCACTACACGTTGCTGGTTACTCACATTTAATCGAAACTCTGGGAATGCCAGAGGGAATCTATAATGAGTTTCTAGAATATTCAGAGATGAGAGACAAGCATGATTATTTTATTGATCTCTCAAACAAAAATGGAACAGTAGAATCTGTTGCTGCAAATATCGCAGCGTTTTCTGCATTTACTGAGGGTATGCAGTTATTTTCATCATTTATCATGTTATTAAATTTTCCAAGACATGGTAAAATGAAAGGTATGGGGCAGATTATTACGTGGTCTATTGTTGATGAAACAATGCATGCTGAGTCAATGATAAAATTGTTCCGCACATATGTCGAAGAAAATAAAGAAATTTGGAATGATGAATTGAAATCATCAATTTACACTATTGCAGAAAAAATGGTTCAGTTGGAAGATAAATTTATTGACCTAGCATTTTCAAAAGGAACTATGGAGAATTTGACAGCAGAAGATGTTAAGAAATACATTCGTTATATTGCTGATAGACGTTTGATTTCTTTAGGTTTGAAGGGAATTTATAAGATAAAGAAAAATCCTTTACTTTGGGTAGAGGAAATGATCAATGCGCCAACTCACACGAACTTCTTTGAAAATCGTGCTACTGATTACGCAAAGGGTGCTTTGACTGGTGATTGGCAAGATGTTTGGGGCAAAGCAGCATAATTGAAAGGAAAAACTATGAATTTAAATGTTTCAGCAGTAGAAAGTTTAAACACAGCAGTAGCAGGTGTTCTTGGTAGAATGTCTGTTGGCATATTTGCTACAATGATTTTCGCTTCTATTGTAGTTGGTCTTGGAATAGTTCCGCTGTTATTTTCTGGTATACTTGGATATGTTATTATATTTGCACCATTAGTTATGAGTTTGTTTTTAGCATGGAAAGGTTCTGAGATGTCAGAATCTACTATTAAACTTTGGTTCTTCGCTTTCGCAGCAGCAATGGGTCTTAGTTTAAGTTTATTATTCTATGCATATACTAGTGCAAGTATCGTTACTGCTTTACTTGGAACAACTGTTTCTTTCGGCGCATTAGCTGGATGGGGTTATTTTACCAAACGTGACATTTCGGGGTGGGGTCCATTTTTGTTTGCTGGTGTAATCGGTTTAATCGTTGTTGGTATCATAAACATTTTTGTAGCATCAACAGCATTACAGATGACATTAAATGTATTAACAATTCTCATTTTCTTAGGTCTTACTGCATATGACATGAATCGTATTCGTGATATGTTTTGGGGTGCTTCACAAGATGAAGTCGCACGCATGCAGTGGTTTGGTGCGTTAAGTCTCTACATTAATTTTATTAACATTTTTATTAGCATACTGCAGCTGTTTGGAAATAAGGAATAATGGCGCATATAGTAGCGAATTTACCACCAATTAAATGTTATGTGAGAAGAGAGTTTCTTTATGATTTTGAAAAGGGATATGGAGAACTAGAACCATGCTGGTGGATAAGTATAAAGTCACTGAGAGGACAAGCATTTCGTATTGAATCATATCTTAATCATTATGGCGCACTATATGATAAGTTGCCACTGCATGCTTATTGTTGGAAACCAATTGATGGAGAACCACTCCCATTAGATTATTTACAGTTATGGGACTGCCTTTCTTATGATATAACAGTTATCAAGAAAGCACAGTTGCAGTCGATGAAGTGTAAATTTAAACTTAAAAATGGGAGTTGGATGTATGGTACTTATCTATTCACTGTTGACTCTGCTTCTCCTGATTTTAATATTCTTGATACTGGATTTGCTGAAGATACCGAAGATCATAAATCTTATAATTTTATTATGTGTGACAATGGTCAGTTCGCTGCTCAACCAAATAATCGTCTTATTATCCTTGAGCCTTCGTCTAATCCTCGGGAATTAAAAATACCTGACTTTAAAGTAGCAACTAAACGCTGGTCTGTCGAAAATGAATCCAAGTGGGCACTTGGTGATACAGATACAGTTATGTACGAAAGAAAAAATGATTGAACTAATATATGTTTTGGTGATGACACACATCACCATCGTTTGTGTAACTCTATACTTACATAGAGGACAAACACATAGAGGTATAGAGTTTCATCCAATTGTCTCACATTTTATGAGATTTTGGTTGTGGTTAACAACAGGAATGGTTACAAAACAGTGGGTTGCTGTTCATCGTAAACATCATCAAAATTCAGATAAAGATGGTGATCCACATTCACCACATGTTTATGGAATATGGCATGTGTTGTTTAAAGGAGCATTATTGTACCATGAAACATCAAAAAATAAAGATATGGTCAATTCATATGGTGTTGGCACTCCTGATGATTGGTTGGAGCGCAACTTATACACTCCTCACTCCAGACTTGGCATTAGCATTCTCTTTGTGCTCAACATAATTATATTTGGTTGGATTGGTATACTACTTTGGATAATACAAATGATTTGGATTCCATTCTGGGCAGCAGGTGTTATAAATGGTATAGGACACTATTGGGGATATAGAAATGGCGAAACAAAAGATAGATCTAGAAATATTTTTCCTATCGGGATTATCATTGGTGGCGAATGCCTTCACAATAATCATCATCTTGACCCTGCTAATCCAAAGCTGAGTAGAAAATGGTTTGAATTCGATATTGGATGGATGTGGTTTAAAGTTTTAGAGAGATTTAACTTAGCAAAGGTAAAGGATGGCAACTAAACATTTTGATTGCGAAAATTGTGGGGCGCATGGAAAGATAACATTTAAAGAAGGCGACTATCAAATAAGCGATGTCGTCTATTGTCCATTCTGTGGTGCAGATATATATGAGGAAGAAGAGTTGGAGGATGAGGAATGAATAATATAATTCCACGTCAAGGTTCAGGACTACATGTTGTTGTTGATTATGAAACAAATGCTATTTTGTGTATAGCAAGAACAGCAGCAACTGCTAGTTATGTTAGTTTAGGGATTCAAAACACATATAGTACAAACATTCCATTAGATTTGAAAGATATAAAGCAAAAAATTGATGACAAGTTTAATATTCATAAAGATCAATTATGTCTTTCGTATGATAAAGATGAGAATGGTAAAACTAAATTTCTTGAATTATTATCTGATAATTTAAAAACAGAAAATTTAAAAAACAAATGCGATTTAGCAAAATTGAGAGCAAAACACATATATTATCAAGAATCATATTATAGAGTATTTTTAGCAAGAATAGTAATTGCTCCATTAGAAAACCGATTATTATCCTCTCTACAGTATGAGTTAATAAATTCAGACCCAAATACATCAACATATTCTCCAGGATTACTTGAATATGCAGAAATACTTGAGCAAGAACCAGAATTTGCATACAAAGATTTAAAATTGTTGTTAGATAGTGCTTCACTTGTTCACATGAAATATTTTGCATGGTATAGAAGAAATGTTGAGGAAATTAACAAACTACATACTGAACAAGAAATGACTGAATATTCTAGATCTGTTTGGGAAAAATTAAGAGAAGCATCAATTATATGAGTAACCAAGAATTATATATGGCGAGCACATTGACTTTGCAGAGATATAACATGCCATCTATACACGAATGGTCTGGAATATACAAGGTTATTGCTAATAGTGTTTCTTTGGTTGACAGAACAGAGAAAATTCAAATACCATTTAATGTTAAATTGTATAACAAGTATAAAATGCCAACTGATTTGTCCGATGACACCACTACTTATGAAGAATGTTGCGCAAGAAGGGCAAACGAACTTTATGAGTTATCTAAAGAACTAAACACACCATTACTAATTTGCTATTCTGGCGGTATTGATTCAACATTAATGTTGATAAATTTTTTAAAAACTATTCCAGAAAATGATAAAGATAGAATTCACTTATTGATGGATTTTGATAGCATAAAAGAATATCCAGAATTTTATAAAAAATATATTTTACCAAGTAATATGAAAATCATACCAAGTCATTCCTTTGATAGATTTTTTGATAAATCACATATTATTGTTGGTGGTGAGCATAATGATCAATTATTTGGATCAGATATTGTGATTAAGTTTTCTAATATTTTTGGATTTGATCAAGTAATAGAAAGATATACTAGGAATAATATAACAGAGTTTTTTATCGCCTTTGGTATGAATCAAGAACAAGCAAATATATGGTTTGATGTTATTGATGAGAGTTGTAAAACATCACCACTTCCATTATATACTGTTTTTGATTTTTTGTGGTGGTTAAATTTTAATTTTAAATGGCAATCGGTGTTTTTCAGAATGCTATTACGTTGTCGTTCAGATATGCAAGTAAACATTAATCAAAATTTTATCGATAACTATTATCATCATTTTTATAGTGAAGATTATTTTCAGATTTGGAGCATGAATAATCATGATAAAAAAATTAAAGATGAGTGGAAAACATATAAGTATCACGCTAAAGAATTGATTTATGAGTTTACTAAAGATGATGATTATAGAGATAACAAATTGAAACAACCAAGTTTATACAAATTGTTTACATTAAGAAGAACACCAAAGGCATTGACAACTGATTATAAATTTTTATATGAGTTGGAGCCTGAAAAATTGTATGTTCCAGATAATAGTTTTGTGCCGTTACCATTAAATAAACGATGAAGAATTTAAATTGTGTTGTAGATATATCATCAAGAGCAATATTAACATTTACCAAATCATATAGTTCTGCTGTAGCTGTATCGCAAGGATTAATTAACACTGAACCATTAATTATTCCTACTGCTTTACCAAAAGTAACAACCATGGCAAAACAGTTTGATTTGATAAACGATCATTTGGCATCTATGCCAGATGCTTGGTTGACTTCTCTACCAAAAAAACTAATCACACCAGAATATCTAACACGAAGAAAGTTAGCAAATCTTCGTGCGACTTATATTTTTTCACTAGAAACTCATTTAGGATCTGTTACTCAAAGAGGTAATATAAACTTTGATGATTCTGTAATGATGCATCTTATTCGAGCACATTCTATTTGCAGACCAGAAGAAAACTTTTACTCATATGGTGTTGTTGAATACGCCAACATTCAAAATATTGACCCAAAAACAGCATATCAAGAAATTGGTTTAATGATTGAATCGTGTGGTTTAATTAAAATACGTTCTTTTGCATGGATGCAGACTTGCATTAATAAAATAAATGCTGTAACAAACACAAATGATTTTGGACCAGTATGGAAAGAATGCTGGGAAGTAGTAAAGCGTTCCGCTTACACTTGAGGTTATTATGACAGAACTATATCTCGCAAATGCTCAGAAATTAAAAAACGAATCAAACGCTGGCGCAGCAGAATGGCTAGACATACACAACTTTATTAATGTGAATGTTTGTCTTGTTGATCGTTCTCAAAACTTGAAATTACCATACAAATTTAAATTGTATGACAAGTTTAAAATGCCAACAGATTTATCTTCGCCACTAACCTATGAACAATGTTGTGAGCGTAGAGCATTAGAATTATATGAAAAATCTAAATTACTCAATCTACCATTATATGTTTTTTATTCTGGTGGCATTGATTCTACACTTGTTTTAATTTCTCTGCTGAAAGTTATACCTGAACACGATTGGATGAGAATTATTGTTGTTATGTCTTTAGATAGTATCCGAGAATTTCCAGAGTTTTATTACAAACATATTCGTGGTAAACTAGAAATAGTTTCTAGCGAAAATATGTCTGCGTTTTTTAATAAACAATGTTTGATTATTGGTGGCGAACATAATGATCAGCTGTTTGGCACAGATGTAATTTCAAATTTACAAAGTAAAATACCATTCGAAACTGTGTTTAAGAAATATGACAAAGATACTATCATGAAGTATTTTATTGAACACAAAATGACAGAAAAGAGTTCATCAATTTGGTATGACATTGTTCATAATAATGCGTCAAAAGCACCATGCGAAATACAAACAGTTCATGATTTCTTTTGGTGGTTGAATTTTAATTTCAAATGGCAAGCTGTTTTCTTTAGAATGTTGTTACGTGTTGATAAACAATATCGCCATTTAATCAATCAAGAGTTTGTTGATACATATTTTCATCATTTCTACAGTGAAGATTATTTTCAAGTTTGGGCAATGACAAATAAACACTTAAAGATAAGAGATAGTTGGGATTCGTACAAGTTTCACGCAAAAGATATTATATATGAGTACACTGGTCATAAAGAATATCGTGACCATAAACAAAAGGCAAACAGTTTACACAAATTGTTTATCGCCAAAGACACCCCTGTTGCATTAACATCTAATTATGAATACCTATATAAAGTGGACACGAACGAGTTATATGTTCCTGACAATGACTTTATAAAGGATTAGAATGGCAGAAATATGGGTCCACAACAATAAAGAATTTACGGATCCTGAAGATTGGTACGGTTTTATCTATGAAATTACGAATAATATAACAGGAAAGAAATATATTGGTCGTAAATACTTTACTCAGTCAAAAACAAGACAAGTAAAGGGAAAGAAAAAACGATCAAGAGTCGAAAGCGACTGGCGTAATTACTGGGGTTCCAACAAAGAGCTACTTGCCGATATTGATAAATATGGTAAAGAACATTTCACACGCAATATTTTGATGTTGTGTAAGTCTAGAGGAAATACCAATTATTGGGAAGCCAAATTACAATTTGACAATAATGTCCTTTTAGACGATAATTATTATAATGACTGGATTATGATTAAAACACACAGGAAACATATAAAGAAATGACGTATCTATTATTTGGTTGTGGATTCTTACTATCTGCAATCGCAGCATATTATGCTGTAATGGGACTCATTGCCATTTTCTCTACTGCTGTCATTCCGATTGCAATTATGGGTGCAGCGTTGGAAGCAAGTAAACTTGTTTCTGCCTCATGGTTGTATAGAAACTGGAAAACAGCCCCAAAACTTTTATTAACTTATTTCACAACAGCTGTTGTTGTGTTAATGGTGCTCACATCAATGGGCATCTTTGGCTATTTGTCAAAAGCACATTTAGACCAAGCAGTGCCAACAGGTGATATTGTATCTAAATTATCTCTTATTGATGAAAAAATTAAAACACAAAAGGAGAACATAGATGCAGCACGTAAAGCACTTAATCAATTGGATGCTCAAGTCGATCAAACACTTGCTAGATCTTCTGACGAAAAAGGCGCAGCCAACGCAGTCGCAATCAGACAGCGTCAAGCAAGAGAGCGAACAAACCTCACAAACGAAATCTCGAAATCGCAAGAAGAAATCGCAAAATTAAATCAGGAGAGAGCACCAATTGCTGCAGAAGTTAGAAAGGTAGAAGCAGAAGTTGGTCCAATAAAATACATTGCAGCATTAATATATGGCGATACGATGGATGACTCTTTGCTTGAGTCTGCTGTTCGTATCGTCATTCTTATGATTGTTTTTGTATTTGATCCACTTGCAGTTTTGTTACTAATTGCAGCAAACAGAGAAATTTTGTTAAGAAAACCTGAAGATGTAAACACTCCGTCTGATCCACTAGAAGATCCCTCAGTAAAATCATTTTTTGATAGGGCGAAACAAACAGCGATAAAACTTGATAAAGAACGTGATGAACAAGAAAAAGCAAAATGGAAAAGTATAATTTCTTCTTTAACAAAAAATGATAAAACGGAGACAGAATCTTCTAATTTAAATTATGATCCATACACTGGTATGACTGTTGAGATGATAAAAGAAAAACCTGAAGAAGTTAAATGGGAAATTCCTGAACCACCAGCTGAACCACCAGAAGAATTTAAAAAAGTAGTCAAAGACTATTTTCACCCAGAAAATAAAACTAATGAGACAATGCTGTATGTTAACGAAGAACCAGAATTAAAATTTATATTGAATCCTGATTTTGATGAAAAGGATGCATTCGCAGAAAAGAAAAAACTCATTCCAGTTCGTCCAAACTCTCGAAGAGTTCCTCCAAAAGAATAACCCTAGCAACAAACCCCAGTAAAATAAGGATTTGCATACCCCTACCAGCAGTAGGGGTATTTTTATTGGGGGTATTGACATTTATTCGGTTTTAATGTATAATTACTCTATGATAATTGAAAAGGAAATCGAATGAAAGTCTTATATACCAGCCCTGTCTTCAAAGATGCCGATGGCTCTGCTCGTCAAGTGATGATTCCTCTGCATGCTGTCGAAACCTATGCCAAACGTGATGCTGCTCTTTTGGCTATGATTGCTCTTGGTGGTATCAATGCTGATCCCACTCCCGAGTTTATGACTTTTCGCAAAACGATGATGTCTGCGAAACGCAAGATTGAACGCAATGGTTGGTACTCTCGCGAAGTTTGAGGTGATAACATGAAACTACTTTCAACTGGTAATCCAAAACTTCTCAAAGGCGAAAAGAAAGGCTACATGTCTTTCGTCCTTCACCTGTCACCTGCGAATGTGTCTGGCTATGAAACCTGCCCCAAACGCACTGCTGGTTGCACTGCTGCTTGTCTGAACACAGCTGGTCGTGGTGGTATGTTCAAGAAAGGGGAAACTACTAACATGATTCAGGAAGCACGCAAGCGTAAGACACGCATGTTCTTTGAATCTCGCGAACAGTTTCTAGTCGATCTTGAAGCAGATATCCGTCTCGGTATCAAGCAAGCTGAGAAGAAAGGATTGATTCCTTGTTTCCGTCTGAATGGCACCAGCGACATCGCTTGGGAAAAGTATGATATCATCGAGAAATTTCCGAACGTCCAGTTCTATGACTACACGAAGATGCGCAATCGTAAGGTTTCTCACCTGAAGAACTACCACCTGACTTTCTCTAAGGCAGATGGTAACGACATGGACGTGCGTCTTGCTGCTCAAGCAGGCATGAATGTTGCAGCTGTTTTTAAGTCTATGCCTGAGACTTATATCGGTCGTCCTGTGATCGATGGTGATGAAACGGATCTTCGTTTTCTAGATCCGAAAGGTGTTATCGTTGGTCTCAAAGCCAAAGGTAAAGCCAAGAAAGATACAACTGGATTCGTGGTGTAATATGTGGGCACTTCTCTTTATCGTAGCAGCACCATCTGATTACACAATACATTCAACTTATGCTACTCACGAACAGTGCTTCAAAGCCGAACAAAGATATGTTAGCATATTCGAACAAACTGGTTCAAAATTGAAAACTAGATGCGTGCTAAAGAGTCGTGTTCCGCCAAACAAAGAGTCGACGCTAGTAATTAAAAAATACGTGCTACCCTGACTTGACATTTAATCATAACTGAGGTAAAATATTCTTATGGGATTAATGCCATCATTTTTTACAACAACGAATACGAAAAAGCGAAAGCAGAAATTTAAATCTGCTGAAGAAAAGCGTAAGCACATTCAACTCGAACAATCTTGGAATGAATTGAAAAGGAGACATCATGTTGAACCAAGTAAAAAATCTATCTCAAATGACACTCTTTCAGGTTACAAACTTACAAATCCTCCTGGGAGAGAATCTGTCAACTATCCTAGTCTCGATACTGGGCATGGTAATGCTACTAAACCAATAGAGGGAAAGCGTTACACTGGTAATAATATAATCGGTATTGGAACTTTGCATAAATCCAATGCCGTTCCTATCTTTTCCGATCAGGAAGCGAAGGATATTTCAAAAATGCGTAGAGGTTAAAATGAAAATTGCGGTTTGTTCAGATGTTCATCTTGAGTTTGCTCCAATTGTCCTTGAAAACAAAGACAATGTGGAAGTTCTCATTCTTTCAGGCGACATCTGTGTAGCAAAAGATTTAATGGCTCATGACGATCCTTTTCCGACAAAAAAGTCGAAAACATTACATGAGTTCTTTTATAATTGTTGCAATGTATTTCCACATGTGGTTTATGTTGCTGGTAATCATGAACACTATCATGGCGACTTTAAGTATACTCTTAAAAATCTAAAGAAGCATCTAAAATATCTACCAAATCTACAAATTCTTGATAAGAAACACTGGGATTATAAAGAAGAGTATCGCTTTATTGGTGGTACTTTTTGGACTGACATGAATAAAGAAGACCCAGTGACACTTTATCAGATTAAAGGTTACATGAATGATTTTCGTTGTGTAAAAAATTCTAATCGCATGGTGACCTTCAAGCATGTAAACTATAAGACTGATGAGAATGGTAAATTTGTGTTTGATGAAAATAATAAAATGATTGAGATTGGTACGTCTCACTCGAAAAGAGTTTCAACTTTCTCTCCAGAGGATGCAGTAGAAGATCATAAGAAGATGCTTGCTTATCTCAAGAAAACTCTTGCAGATACGCCAGAATCAATAAAAGTAGTTGTGGTTGGTCACCACGCACCAAGCAAATTATCTACTCATCCTCGTTATGCGGATGAATTTGTTACTAATGGCGCATACTCTTCGGATCTTTCAGAATTAATGTTGGATAATCCAAAAATTAAACTTTGGACACATGGTCACACGCATGAAGTCTTTGACTATATGGTTGGTTCAACTCGTATCGTTTGTAATCCACGTGGTTATGATGGATATGAAGAAACAGCAGATCGTTTTGAACTGAAAGTTGTTGAGGTATAATGTGAATGATATATTGCTAAATATTTTTGCATGGATAAAAGATGATTGGAAAAGCAATAAATTTCGTTTCCTCATTGAGGTTTTGGCTTGGGCGATTAGTATTGGGTGTTCTATCACAATGGCACTTACAGTTCCCAATCCTCCCTTACTTATTCTATATCCTATCTGGATTGCTGGTTGTGCTATGTATGCTTGGGCTTCTTATACTCGGAAATCGTTTGGCATGCTTGCTAACTATCTGCTATTAGTAACGATTGATATGATCGGTTTGTTTAGAATGCTTTAAGGAGAAATTATGGCAAAACAAAAACAGAAACAAAAAAAAGAAGTAGTAATAGACTACATTCCATTTCAATTAAAACCAGATAAAAATTTTAAAATGCATAAGCAAACTAAGCGCATATTAGCACTTAGTAATTTTAAAACTGAAGAAGATCGAAATGCTTGGAAACGTGCAATGATTAATGCACAACTTCATGAAGAATCTGCTAAGCGAAGTTCGTTAAAGAGGGAAAAAGAAGATGTATCCTCATGAAATCGAACATGCAACTTCTAAAATTCTGCAAATATTAGATATTGACATTAATTCACTTTCCGAGGTAAAATATAAAGAGTTGGGAGAGTTCGTAACAGCTCTCTCAGCTGTTCATTATTCAAAAGGACATGATGATGGTTACACGTTATGCGCTGGTTATTCAAGAAAGTAAGCCAAGAAATTGGATTGCTAAAGATCTTCGCACACCAAAATATCGTCAGCGTGTAGAATTAAGTAAAAAGAAATATACTCGTAAGGAGAAACATCGTGGTAATGAACCGATTTGATATATCTATGGATGAGGAAATACATAAACACCTAGAAATCGATAAAGGTGATACTACACTTACTTTCAGTGTTTTCGATACTCCATCTACTGGAGATATTGAGATTGATATTTGTCGCAATGATAAACAAGAAAAGTTGAAGTTCAACTCTTGCAAAATGTTTTTAACGGAAGAGCAATTTAAAGAACTCTCTTATTTCTTCGATGAAATTCAACGCAAAATTTCTATTCGCAACAGTCATAATATTGTTGAAGATATAAGAATAGATTTTATGACAGAAAAAGAAAAACAAATTGACTTCGTTGAAGTTGACGATGACCATGTTAATCTAAACACACCAAATCTTTTTCGTGATGTGATTGACAGTCAGAATATTAAAACCAAAATGCGTGCAAGTAAAGATTATTGTAAGCGTTTCTATGCTGCTATGTGTAATACTGACTTATACAAAATTGGTTCTACTGGTGAATACGGTTACAGTTGGAGGTCTGCTGGAGCATTAGTTGCTGACATTCTTGGAGAGGGCGATTATCTAAATTGGTACTGTTCTGGTAATGAGGGTTTCGTTGATGATGAAATAGCAGATGATCTTAATCAAATCGGATGGGTTGCCATTCCAATGGAAGTAGATAGTTTTGACGAAAAACAAAAAGAGATGTTTTAATGTTTGACGTAATTCTATTTGTAGTATTTTTTTATTTTTTGTTGCAAGGAATATTTGTTTTTGTAAGAATTAAAAAAAATAATGAAGTTCGTGAAGAGATTGGAGATCTTATCGCGAAAGCACAAGAAGAATTAAAAAAAGTTCTTGTTGTTCGTGTTGAAAAACATGGAGAAATGTTTTATTTGTATAATCAAACCAGCAACGAATTTATTTGTCAGGGTAAGGATTTACAAGAAGTAAGAAAAGCGTATTTACTTCGTTATCCAAACAAACGTGCTTTGGTAGATGACGGAAAAGATTTGTTGTTTAAGGAGAAATCTCATGTCTAATGATATTATTGATGTTGAAGTAAATGAAGTTCCAGATGAGGAACAAATTAAGAAAGAGTTAAATCATCCAAATTTTAAAAAATGGTTTGCTGGTTTGCTCAAAGAAACTGAAGTAAATCTTAAATTTTTAAAAGCCAATGGCGAAATGAGGGAGATGAGGTGTTCATTAAATGAAGATTTTATTCCAGAAGATAAGAGACCAAAAGATTCTGGCAGAAAACAGCCAGAAGATTCTATTGCTGTTTTCGACATTGAGAAACAAGATTGGCGTTCTTTTAGATTCGATTCTATCAAAGAATTTGATTGGGAGTTACCTGACGATTCTGAGTACCCAAGTGCGCCAATGCCTGTGTTCTTTGACGAAAACGGAAACGAAATCAACGAAATTGAAGAGGAGCAAAATGATGGAAGGTAATAATGTGTTAGTAACAGCAGCAGCAATTGTAATTATTTCAGTTGCTGGTTGTTTAACCTACTTAAATGTTGTTGACAGCAACAATAATAAAGAAATAGTATCACGTGCTATCGAAAGAGGTATGGATCCATTACAAGCATCTTGTGCAGCGAACATATCTACGAACAGTAAAGATATTCGTACTACTTGTGAGAAGCTGGCAATTATAAAAGGAAAGTAATATGACCAAGATTGTTGCTTTACTTCTTCTTGTAATCGCTCTTATCATTATTGGACCGATTATAACCATTTGGTCGCTTAATACCCTATTTCCTATTGTTGGGATTCCATACACGCTGGAAACATGGTTGGCAGCATTTATACTCTTTGCAGGGGTCACTGGACTTGGGCTTTCGAACAAAAAATAATGCTTGACATTTATTCCTTTTCGAGGTATAATATATACTTGAAAGGAGTCAAAAAGTGACTAAAACAAACGAAGCAAAAGCACGTAAGCGTCAAGAACTCATTGATCGTGTTTCTGGTAAATCTGATGAACCAGTGATCGGTCTTGATCCAGACAAATCATATGAGATTGAACTTAATACTGCGTTGAATTGGTTTGCTAATAATGCCGATTCAAAACAGCGTAAGTCATGGGTCTTGTCTTATTACAAAAAACTTAAGAACAATGACTATGTAGAACATTTTTCTGAGTTGCCTGATTTTGATTTTCATTCACTCGGTGCGTTGCTGCGATTGAAGAGTCGTGGTTCGAATCTGTCTGTGAAAGAAGAACAGTTTATTGCAGAGAAAGTTTCCGAACTCTTGCAGAAACAGGTTACTAAGAAATTAGTAGTCACATCTAAACCAACCACAGCTGTTGTTATCAACATCCAAGATCGTATTCTAGAAAAAGCCAAAGAGGTTGCTGGCGAACTAGATGGTCAACTTGATGACTTTATGCTTGCTGGTAAACCTGCTGGCTTCAAACTCAACTTCACTAATTTAAATTCTGCCATCGCAAAGCAAGTTGCTCCGATGTATAAGACACAACTCGCAGAAATTGAAGAAGCAATTTTGGGCGAAGATGAACAGCTGGTTGAGGGATATTCAAACTTTACGAAACCACAGCTAAAACGATATCGTGATTTGCTACAGTCAATCATTGACCAGTGCGAACAAGCGAAGAAGATCGTGCGTAAGCCACGCATTCGTAAAGCAAAACCTGCTGGTGAAGTTGTCAAGCGTCTTAAGTTTAAGAAAGAAGATACTGAACTTGGTCTTAAGTCTGTCTCTGCTCCGACCATTGTTGGTGCTACAGAGTTGTGGGTTTATAATACAAAGTATCGTAAACTTCAAGTATATCGTGCCATTGAGAACAGTTCTTTGACTGTTAAGGGAACATCTATCTTGAATTATGACACTAGCACTTCTGGTTCTAAGACTTTGCGTAAACCAAAAGAACAACTGACAGCTATGTTGTCGATGACAAAACGACCACTGGGTGCTGCGTATAAAGCCATCAAAGGCAAAGAAGCAACACCGAATGGTCGTATTAATGAAGAATGTATCCTGTTGAAAGTATTTTAAAATGATTCTAATTGATTATTCGCAAGTAGCACTTGCATCTATCCTGACTTTCCAGGCAGACTTGAAGAGTGGCGATCCAGAAAAAGTTATCAATCTGATTCGTCACGTTACATTGTCATCAATCAAGTCTTTTAAAAAGAAATATGGAAAAGAGTATGGCGAGATTATTCTTTGTTGCGATGGTCGTAAGTACTGGCGTCGCGATGTGTTCCCACACTATAAAGCCAATAGAAAAAAGGCAAGAGATGCCAGCGATCTACCTTGGACACTAATCTTTGATACACTCAATCAGATGCGCCAAGATGTTGCTGAACATTTCCCATATCGTGTTCTTCATATTGATGAAGCAGAAGCTGATGATATAATTGCTGTTCTTTCCAAATATACACAAGAGAACGAACTTCTTGACATTGGTTTGGTTTCTGAGCCACAGAAAGTTTTAATTCTTTCTTCTGACCATGACTTCATTCAACTTCAGAAATATGATAATGTAACACAGTGGTCGCCGAATACTAAAAAATTTGTGAAAGCAACTCAAAGAGATATTCATGAAAAGCGTATTACACATATCGTAAAAGCAGGTGACGATGGTATTCCAAACATCTTCAGCAAAGACGATGTGTTTGTTAATAACGAACGCCAAAAACCTGTCAGCGCAAAACGTCTTCAGGAATTTATTGAAAATGGTTTTATTGCTTGTAAGAATGATGAGGAACGACGTAACTGGCAACGCAACATCGTGTTGGTTGACTTTGATTATATTCCTGAGCAAATTACAAATAAAATTATTGATGCGTATCTAAATAATAAACCAAAAGGCGATAAGATGACTGCCATGAAATATTTGATGGAACATCGTTGTCGATTACTACTTGAAGAAATTGAGGAGTTTTAAATGAAACAAACTAAGCATATTCCAGAAGTTCTAGAAGAACTTTCAAAAGATCCTAGCAAAGCAGTTGAATACAAAGACGATTTCGCTTTTAAGACTATTTTAAAATGCGCATTTGATGCTGAGTATAAGTTCAATCTTCCTGCTGGTGACCCACCATTTAAACCTGCACCACAACCAATCGGAATGACAAGCTCTAATTTCCGTCAAGAAATGCGCAGAATGTATATTTTTACAAAATTTAGTGATGTTAAATCTAAAATGAGACGCGAACAACTATATGTTCAACTACTCGAAACTGTGCATCCATCAGAAGCAAAAATTTTAAATGCAACTAAAGATCAAAAATTAGATTCTCTTTATCCAAAAATTACGGCAGAGTTTGTCAAGAAGAACTTTCCTGATGTTTTGCCAGAAGGAGTGGTGGTAGCAGAACCAGCAAA